ATGCCTATAACGCTTTGAGTGAGAATATCGAAGGCTTTATCATGCGGACCAAAAGCGCGGGCGATGTTTTTAACAGCTTTATCAATAGTGTTCTGAACTCCGTTGCCAAGATAGCGGCCCAGAGTTTGGCCAGCAGATGGATTGGCGGACTCCTTGGCGGAATGGTTTCCGGTGGCGCCGGGGGCGGCTGGGCAGATGCAATTTTTAATGCCGAGGGTGGCTATATCTCCGGGCCCGGCACTGACACCAGCGACAGCATTCCATCGTACCTGAGCAACGGTGAATTTGTCGTTAATGCTAGAGCCACCCGTAAATATCGCGGATTACTGGAGAAAATAAACAGCTATGCAACCGGCGGAATAGTAACAGCTCCTACACTGGCCAGCCCATCCTTTGACGGCAGTTATGGTGGTGATGGTTTGTCCAGCGGCGGTGGCTCCGGTGCCAATATCCAGATAAATCTTGTAAATGAGTCCAACCATGAGCTGGAAGCCGAGGAAACCGGCAAAGCATGGGATGGAGAGAAGTGGGTTGTGGGCGTTGTCCTTAAGGCAGTGGCCACCAACCAAAATGGTATTAGAAGTCTTATCAAGGGGGTTGCAACAACATGACGAATTTACACTGGCCTGAGGATGTTGTCTCACCCTCTTGGCCATACGAGGAAACCCATGAGGACACTTCTATAAAGAGTAAATTTGAGGACGGGTCGCAGCAGACCCGTTCCAAGTTTACCCGCTCCCGTAGAAAGTGGACCCTAAAATGGAAATCTATATCCCGTGAGCAATATAAAATGCTCATGGATTTTGTTATTAATCAGGCCAAGTTTTCGGCCCAGTCATTCCTATGGAAAGAGGTTGACTCATACGATGATGAGTACCAATCCCTTAATCCTGATCAGGAAGAGATAGAGGTTCGCATTACCAATGTGGGGAAATGGACAAATGATGATCTGCATTATTGGTCCGGCACATTGGAACTTACGGAGGTGTAAGCGTTGATTAGTTTATCAGCTGTTGCCAAGGAAGAGAAAAACAAGCTGTCAACTGGCAGCGCTTTTATTATCCTCCTGGATATAACGCTGGGAGATGAAGTTGTCAGAATATGCTACAACACAGAGGATGTGACATGGCATGGGAATTTATATCAGGCCTTCCCGTTTGAACTGGGAGAGGTATCGGAAACCTCTGACGACTCAGACCCTAATGTTAGCCTAAAGGTGGATAATGTATCACAAGCCCTGCAATATGCAGTGGAAGAAGCCAGAGGAGCCAACGGCACCGAGGTTATTCTCAGAGTGGTTAACACTGAGGCCATGGACGGTGATGCGGAGCTGGAAGAGTATTTTGTAGTGGTCAAGACCTCTATAAAAGAGGATTTCATTACCTTCACTCTTGGCAATGAATACAGCGCGAGAACCCGCCGGCCACTCAACAGATACATGAAAAACAATTGCCCGTTCAAATATAAGGATATCCGGTGCGCTGCCACTTCCAACCTTGAAGGGTGCGCCCATACCTTGCAGGACTGCCGGGCACGAAACAACTCAATGCGATTCGGTGGATTCCAGGGCATTGACCAGAAAGGAGTGTACATCCATTGATTAATTATACTGACCTTATCGGTACACCCTTTGTAAATGAGGGCAGAGACCCAAAGAAGGGCCTTGACTGTTATGGCCTTGTTATGGAAGTTTTTGGCAGGTACGGGATTAAGCTCCCGGAGTACACAGCCAACTATGATGATGCAGCCAAGATAGATGCCATTATCCGTCAGCAGAAAACAAACCCTATATGGAAGAAAGTGGAGGAAGGTACAGAGCCTCCAGCTCCATCCATTGTGTGCATATCCTTTGGAGTTCCTAAGGGCATCATCAACCATACCGGTGTTTATATCGGTGACGGTAAAATGATTCATACCCGCGACAGAATAGGCGTGTGTGTGGATCGTGTGGAATCTCCTGCATGGCGGCGTATCATCGACAGCTTCTATACTTATGCAGGCGGTGATAAGTAATGGCTGAAAAGGTTACATTAGTAGTTATCAAGAACCCTTTTGAACCATGGAATGGAAGGGAAATAATAAAGCTGGAGCCAGGACAGACAGCCCTTGAAATCATGAAGGAACACAGCCCTGCACCAGCTGACATGGTAATGACCTTCAATGGGCTCAATGTGGTTGAGGAAACCAAGACCAAAGAAGGAGATATGGTGGTTATATATCCCCGCGTGGCCAAGGGCGGCGGTGGCAAGCAGATTCTGGCCATAGTGGCATCTATAGCACTGACCATTGCAGCAGGTGCCGCAGGTGCTGCTTTTGCGGCTGAGTCAGGAGCATGGACAGTGGCCTCTTATGTTGCCAGTGCAGCAGTAATGTTTATCGGCTCAACTCTGATAAACAGATTCCTTGCTCCTAAGGTGGACACAGGAAAATATAATACCAATACCAACTCAAACCCTACATACAGCTGGGACGGTATTCAGACAATGGAAGGCCAAAACAACGCAGTAGCCATAACCTATGGCACTGTAGAGAGCGGCGGTCAGAGTATCGGTAAATACACTGAGGCATCCGGCGATAATGAGTACCTTAACTGGCTGGTAGCAGCTGGAGAGGGCCCGCTGGAAATCACAGATGTAATGATTAATGATAACCCAGTATCATATTACAGAGGCATGTCCCTGGAGATTCGTAATGGTACGAATACACAGGCGATAGTGCCTTATTTTAATTCGACATATTTCTCTAAGAATTTAGGGTATCAGCTGACAGAAACAGCCCGCGTGGATACCGCTCAGGGTAATGCTACTGAGGGCCTTATTGTCAAAGTGGAGTTCCCACAGGGCCTCTATTATGCTGATGATAGTGGAGGCTTATCCACTGCATGGGTATCTGTTGCGGCATATTACAGATTGCAAGGAGCGGAAAGCTGGACACAATTCGCTAGTGCCACAATTTATGGGAGCTCCAGCTCAGCACTCCGGAGAGAGTACCGAGTGGACAACCTAACACCGGGAACCTATGAGGTGCAGATGGTGGTCACCGGCAGAAGCCATGGGGTAACCAATAGCCGCGCAGCTGTACGGTGTAATTGGTCCATGCTCACATCTGTTGTATATGATGATTTCTGTTATCCAAATATTGCACTGCTAGGTATCAAAGCTCTGGCCACTGACCAGATCAGCGGCACTCCAAATCTGAGATTTAAAAAGACCCGCGCTAATGTGTGGGTATGGAACCCTCATACAGAGCAGTATGAGCAAAAGCCGGCTAACAACCCTGCATGGGCCAGTTATGATATGCTGCACCAGTGCCAGTACCTAGAGCATCCTGTTACTCACGAATGGTCCTATGATGTGCGAGGGGTACCGGCCAAGTATCTGATATATGATCAGTTCAATGAGTGGGCCACATTCTGCACCACCAAGGAGCTGTACATCAACATTGAGATAGCTCAGCTGGGAGAGATGCTGGATGTTATCAATAAGAATATTGCCAATATCGGGCGTGGCAAAGTCCTGAGATTAGGCACCAAATACGGTGCTGTGTGGGACTGTGTGAAGCAGCCTGTTCAGATGTTTGGCATGGGTAATATTATCTCCGGCACCTTCCAGGAAGAATTTATGGAAACCAACGACAGGGCCAATGCTGTGGAAGTCACATACATGGATGCGGCCAACAATTTCAACCGCGAGACCATCACCATATACTCTGATGATTATGATACTGCGACGGTGGAAAAGACAGCAGAGGCAACCTACGACGGTATCACCTCTTATGAGCAGGCATACCGCGAGGGAGTCTATCAGCTGAAATGCAATCAGTATTTACTCCGTACATGCTCATTTGAGGCCAACATTGATGCCATAGCCTGCACTATTGGTGATTTGGTTATGGTGGCCCACGATGTTCCAATGTGGGCCCGCTCTGGACGCATATACAGCGTTAAGGGTGATGTGCTCAAGCTCCCGGTACAACTGGAGGACACCATCAATGAGTATCGTATTATGTATCGCACTGTTAATGATAATCTCTACACCACCACGGTGGAGATAATAAGTAATGGTGATGGCTGGTGTGAGGTTAAACTGGCAGAGCTCCATGACAACGATCTGCCACAAAAGGATGATATCTTTGATTTAGCTATTGCCAACATCGGCTCAAAGCCATTCATAGTCAAAAGCATTACCCGCGCTCAGGACTTCACCCGCAAGATAGAGTGCATTGAGTATAACGAGAATGTCTACAATGAGGATTATGATATTCCAGAACCTCATTACACGGATGAGAGCAAGGGCATTAAGAATGTAACCAACCTGTCCGGCACCAGATATGAGTTTCTGGGGGCGGATGGCACATCAAAATACCGCATGGATTTAAGCTGGGAAAGAGCATCCACTGGTGATTTTTATATATTCACATCAACCAACGGTGTGGATTATAACCAGATAGCCTCCGGCGTAACGGATACCAGCTTCTCAGCTGATGTGGACGAAAACACCCGCTGGGTAAAGGTTGTTACTGGTAATGCTGTTATGAGAACCGATGGGACAACATTCAGACTGAACACTATCACAAGGATAGCCAACCTTGATATCACAGGGCTGGATGTTGATGTCAATGGGCGGAGCGTATCTGCCTCATGGGATAGGATAACGGCCTCAAATTTTGACTGTTATCAGGTTGCACTCAATGACGATGTGCAGACAACAACTAATCGCAGTATTCAGTTTACGGGCCTCCAGCCTGGACTGTATTCCTTGACAGTATCGGCATTAACTAAGGCAGGCTCTGAGGGGCCTCCTGTTACCAATGCAATAGAAATAGTATAAGGAGGAGGGCTGAGAGTGATAGTCGTAAAAGGTAACACCATTATGGTATCCCAGAAAGATACCTTTTTAACCTTCTTCAAAATGGCTGCAGAAGGGTACATTTTGAAGGGTACAGAAACTGTAAGATTCTCCATAAAGGAGAACCTTGGAGACTTAAATCCGCTGATCACAACCACATGCTTTATTGATATTGCCAACAATATCATCCGGGTATTTATTGACAAGTCGTTAATGGTCAGACTGCCAGCGGGAAATTATTATTATGATCTTTACCT